TCATTGCAGGTAATGCGGGTATTAGAAGAGCCCTTAATGCTGAGGCGCAAAGAGCGATTAATAAGCTTAATGATAAGATAAAAAACAATAAGAAGAAAGCTGAAAACCTTTTAGCTCCTTTTGGTGGTGGTACATGGAAAGACAATGCTGAAGGTAAACCAGAACTAACTGCTAACAAACCTCTAAACCTCGACATAGAAACTATGTCTAAACAAGGGAATTTACTTAGTAGCATAGAGAATGATGGGCTTGCCATTATAGCTCTAGAAAAACTTAAGGAAAGCTATGTTAGTAATGTTCAACAGTCTGAGTTTAACCAGCAGGAACGAGAAGCATCAAAAGAATTTGAAAAGCTTAAAGCCGATAAGCTTAGAAGGTATGTACAACAGACAAGGAAAAAGTTTAAAGATTTTGTAGCTACTGAAATAGAAAAACATCAGGAGGCTGTAGCGGAGGCAGATGAGGCTGAGAAAACCCGCCCACAGTATAACCTAGATAGAATACTAAAACGGGCTGTGGCTTCAGTAGCTGATTTTAGACCTGTTAATAGCTCTGAAGGTAGACTAAGCTCAGATGAAGCCGATGCTATAGTTAAAGAATACTATCAAGCACAAGTAAGTAATGTTTCCGAGGCTTACAGTGAGGTTATATTAATAGCGCAGAGAGAAGCTGCCCGCCGCATGTATGCAGCAGAAGAAAATATTAGTTTAGCACAAGTGCCTGAAGGCTTGTTCAGCAAGGAGAGTGAGTACAAGGATATACCCGTGTTCTCACTTACGTCTGAAGATTTCTACAACGCTTTTGGTAAGGAGACTGTAAAGTATGATGCTAAAGGTAAGGCTATTGGTACTACTGGTACTAGGGGCGACTACCAAACTCTGCAAAAGATGGCTAGGAAGCTCGGTGTAGACCCAGAAGCTAGACTCACTAGTGGTTCTAGCGGGTATGTTCAGAACGATAAAAGTTTGAAAAACGCTACGCCAGCGGCAGGGGGTGGTCAAAGGTCTAACACAAGGGGTACGGGTGGTACAGCGATGATTAGCGACTACCGGGAAGTCGCTCGCAAAGTATGGAAGACTCTGTTAGATGTGCATCCAGATGTGCAAGTACCCCTTACCCAGAAAGAGATTAATGAACAAGCAGATTCTGCGGAAGGTGCTAAAGTATATAAGCCAAATGATAGAGGCTTTAAGTCTAAAGCTAAACAAGTCGTAGCGCGGGCTAATAAAGCTCAGAAAATTAAAGAAGGACGTACAAGAGATTTTAATGAAGACGGCAAGGTTGTAGATAAGAAAGGTAAAGTAAAAGTTGCTAAGGGTCTACAAAACAAACCACCTAAGAATATAGGTGCTGTAGAATATGTTGCTAATCCCGGAGAGATGCCATCAGTAGAAGTCCAAACTATTAGAGACTTAGCTTCAGACAAAATAAAAAAAGCTAGAAAAGATTATGAAGACGATGCTGAAGGTAAAGAAAAGGCTATTGAGGAAATAGAAATAGACGCAGCTAAAGCTATTAAAGCTTTAGACATTGCCAGAGTATGGAAAGACTTTAGTAGTGGCAAGATTGACAAGGAGCGTAGAAACATTTCGCTTGACTACATAAGGAATAAGTATACTGAGGGCTTCAGACCAGAAACCCCTCGCGCTGAAAGTATTGATGATACCCTAGATGTAGAAAGCATACCGTCTTCTTTCACTGAAGCTTATGAAAGCATACAAAATACTTTGTCAGATATTACTAAGAACCTTAATATTAAGTCAGCAGTGGATGACTCATACGATGGTATCCTTCTTAATACTCAGCTTAAGAGTATTAAGGCTTCCATATCAGAGCTTAGTAGTAACTTAGCTTACAATGATAGACAGCAGGAAAGGCTTATTAATAAGCTTAACAAAGCCAATACCGCTGTAGAAGAAAGTATTAAGCTTCAATCAAAAGAAGCTACGCCATATGCCGTACTTGCTAGTAGTAACAAAGCTGCATCTGCAATGATTGAGGCTTTAGAGTTAGCTAACAACCCTAACCTATTTTCATCCGCACCTAAATCTACTAAGACTCAAAGGGACGCTAGCCTAGCCAGTGCAGTGGAGTCAAATAGTAACCAGCTAGAACGGCAGCGGAAAGATTCTAAGCCTGTAAAGCGCCGCAAACTTAAAGATTTAAAATATGCTGATGATAGAGGTGGAGGGTTCACCAACCCAAAACCGGAAGGTGAGGCGACACCAGCAAAAACGCCAGATACAGCCGAACCTACTGTAGTTGAGGAAATTCCTGTTCCTGTTCCTGTAGATGAACCTACTGTAGAACCTACTGTAGTTGAGGAAATTCCTGTTCCTGTAGATGAACCTACTGTAGAACCTACTGTAGAACCTACTGTAGAACCTACTGTAGAACCTACTGTAGAACCTACTGTAGAACCTACTGTAGACCCAGACCCTATAGTTGAATTAGCTGACCCTGTTGATATGGAAGATGCGGCTACTGCGTTTATGCTAGATGCTTTGGGTGGTGGTAAGTGGGTAAGAACTGACAAAGGATATACACTTAAGCTAAATGATGGTAGAGAGATACCAGTTATAAAGTCGAAAGCCAGAATAAGGGGGGAAGGGCAATTTGGGGACATGTTCGGTAGGCAGGTTACGGTGTGGAGAAACATACGTGACAACATGGGGTCTCGCACACTCAAGGAAGCTAAGTCAGCTACGATAAACGTGCTATGGAATGATGCTGGTCGTCCGAATGAATCGGCTTGGATAAAAGCTAATCAGGTAGAATCTACTGAGCCTAATCTAGATACAGAGGAGGGTAAAATAGCCGCAGCTACTGAGGTTAAAGAACCGGAAAACCCAGTATCGAATGAGCCATCAGTTACACCTGATAATTTTCCAGCACTATCCGAGGATGAGCTACAAACCCTTATCGAGGGTTGGGATATAGATACCGAGTATCTACCAAACGAACTTGTATCATCAAAGTTGGGTGTAGAATCAGTATTAAGTATTCCAGAGGCAACTGAAGACTTAATTAACCGTTGGACAGATTCAGCAATTAAAAAAACAAAAACTGGAAACCTTAAACCTACCAGTATGCCATTGAGTAAGTTACTAAAAGAGGTAATAGCCACACTGCCTGACGCACACCCACATAAGATGGTATTAAAAGCAGCATTAAAAAATGTTTTATCTTACAAAGGTGGTAGCAGGGCTAAGGTAGAACTTGCATATAACGAATTTATTACCACCATGGGGCGGTATCGTATAGAAGGAAGTGGTCGAGAAACTCTTACACTAAACCTAGCTAATAATCGAAAGCCGCTTATTACTGAGGGTGTTGATAGGGACCTAGAGAGTATTGAAGCTCCTATGTCAATCTTGCAAACTCTTGTGCATGAATCAATACATCAGATTACTCAGCTATCAGGCACATGGAAGCCAGAGGATAAGGCGGCTATAAGAAGTATCATGGACGCTGCCAAGAAAGCATATCCTGATATAGATAAAAACTATTCAACTAAGTACGCTTATACAAATGAATCTGAGTTTATGGCTGAATCTCTGAGCAATCCAGATTTAGCTCGCTTGCTCTTAAGTGTGTCAGTACCAGTAGAAGCCGCTGGCAAAGGTGGTATTACCGACCTACTAGCTATGGCTCTAGCTCTTGTTAAGAAGGTATTAAACGTACCTTTGGTAAATAACGATGCGTTAACTGCTATGTACTCTATAGCTAGCCGTTCAAGTACCGATGCTGGGACTACAGCTAGTAGAGTATCTGGAGGGGTCGCTAATGATAGGCTACAAAGTAGTGCTAATGAGGGGCAAGGGGCTGAATCAGCAGATAAAAGAAGTGTTGTTGATGCAGTCAAAAATGCTAAAGGTAGCGCCTCAGACAGTGAAGCTTGGCAGAAGGTAAAAACCGCCTTTCGCCGCGTAGGTACGCTAGACCATTTGATTCGTATGAAGTCAGATGTGTTTAAGACTATGACCGCTGACGGTATTGTAGACCCGGCGGCTAGATGGTTTGAACTACAACAGTTAAAGCTCTCTGCTGCTATGCGCCACATGAAGGGTGCTAACGCGCTTGTTAGGGAGCTTAAGTCATTGCCCGATGATGTACGCCTTGGGGTTATGACTCAAATGAAGAACATGACTATGTGGGGTATGTACCCCGGAGGTGAGCTTGGTAAGGGTAGGAACAAGCATATAGCAATAGGGCTTGACCCAGTAGAGCAAGCGCGCCTAGAAGCTATACATAAAAAGATTACTGAAGCGGATGAAAAGCTTTCCGGTCTGAGTAAAACTAATAAAGGTCGTACACCATCAGAACTAATTGAGTCCATGGCTGAATTTAGCAAGACCTCAAATGACCTAAAGACTTCTGCGCTGTTAAAGAGACTCACCAAGTCATTTAAGTTTAATGAGTATGGTGTTGATGAGGATATAACAGATGGCTGGTCTAAGCTACGAACGCCTGAACAAGTAGACCAGATGCTTTTCTCCATGCCTGAGGGTATGGATGGTATAGATGACCTTGTAGAAGCGACTAAGAAACTTGTTACTGTAGGAAGGATTGAGGGTCCTTACTTCCCACTGCGTAGGTATGGTGACTTTATAGTTAGTGGCACTAAGACTAAGGAAACAGAGTTTGAAACTTATCGGGAAGCTGAAGAATATGCTGAGAACCTTAAAGCCGAGGGTAGCACCAATGCCCAAATGGATTCGGTAGAGATTAATGGACTAACTGTAATAGAAAAATCTCCTATATTCGCTACCCGAACAACATTACAGAAAGCTAAGGAGCTGAAGTCAAAGCTGGAGAGTGACGGCTATGATGTTTCTCCTGTCGAGAAAAAATTATCACCTGAGACTATGCTCTCTAGTGACTTAACAAAACTAGCCCAAGTCTTCATGCGTGACCTAAGCAAAGAAGACAGTACAGGTGTAACTAATCCTGATGGTACGCCTAAGAACGATACCGCTATGATGGCACGTAGGCATATAGAAGTTCAGCTACTACAGATGCTAGCTGACAATCCTGCTATGGCTAGTCAACTAAGACGTAAGGGTTATTCCGGTGTTGAAGTTGGTGATATGGAGAAGGGCTTTTCCGAGTATGCACAAACTACTGCATGGCAATTGGCAGATGCGGAGTATGTAACTGAGACCGAGGACCAGTATCGCTTGATGAAGAATCTTAGTGGTACTAAGAACAGTCCAGATACGCAAGACAGAACGATACCAGAGCAGGAAGACATAATAATGGAGCGTGGCTTGCTCTTAGAGGAGCTACAGAAGCGTGAGCTTGGTAACATAAAAGTTCGTAACTCTGGCAAATGGTCTAAGACAGTAGGTAAGCTTGGCTTTGCTTGGTTCCTAGCTAGTCCTGCGTATGCAATGATTAACGCCACACAGCCTTGGATACTAGGCTACCCAATGCTTAAGACTAAGTATGGTAAGAACGGTGAGAAAGTGGCTTCTGCCCTCACTAATTCTTATAACGCAATAAACGGTGCTTGGGCATCTAGTATGGTTGATACTTGGGCGGGCATGAAGCCGGGGTCTAATGAAGAAGATGTATTCCAGAACATGCTAGCCGCGCTTGAGGATTACTCCAGCGACTTCAGCGCCGTGGAGCTAGTAGAAAAGCTAGCTGCATTAAACATTATTGATAGTACTTTTGTGCAAGAGCTAATGGATACTGCTGTCGGTAAAGAGAGCGACAGTAAAGGTGCTATCAAGTTACTAGATACAGTTGTAGAGAAGGCGCGAGTACTTCCTTCTTCAGTAGAAGCTGTTAACAGAATTGTTATGGCTTTAGCTACCGCTGAGTTATCGGGGTATAAAGATGGAGACTCCGTAGCTGAAGTGGCAGACATGGTTAGACTTACTCAGTTTGACTACTCAATGATTAATCGACCCGACCTGTTTAAAGCTAATGCCTTCTTGAAAGGGGCATCTATGTTTAAGATGCATCCGCTAGGTGTATACCAGATGTACGGATACACCTTAGGTAAGGCTCCTACTGATGAGAAGTGGAGAGGTCTTGGTTACTTAACAATGACGCACACACTTGCAGCGGGTGTTGCAGGTGGCATACTTATAGAGCCAATACGTGTAGCTATCAGGGCTGCTATGATAGCCGCTGATGGTCTTGACCTTTATGAAGATGACGAAGACTTGGAGCAAATAGCAAGAAGGTACTCCGCCAAGATGAACATACCAACTAGAGTCTTCAACTTGGTTATGTATGGACCTATAACAGCAGCTCCATGGGTCGGTGCTAATATAAGCCTACGTGTTGGTTTGCAGCAAGGGTTTCTTAACCAGTACATGAACTTGGCTGACGGTAGAGAAGCTGAGGGTTTGCTTTATGAACTCACGGGCGCTCCGGGGAGTATCGTTAAGTCAGGGTTTAAAGCTTACGACTTAGCTAAAGAGGGGCAGTTTGGTAAGGCAGCAGGAGAAGTAATCCCAGTATCCTTCTTGCGTAACTTAACCAAAGCTGTAAACAATCTTGAGGGTGGTCCAACTGATTATTCAGGGAGACCCTTGGAAAAAGATTCTGGTACTGACTTAGATAAGGCGCTTGACTTTACTATTAAAGCTCTAGGATTCCAGCCCTACAATGAGAAAGAAGTACAGGCTGCTAGGTATTCACAGAATAAATACCAAGCGTATTGGTATGACAGAAAGATTGGTATAATTGACGACATAGCAAGAAGCCAAGCGGGTAGTGCAGATAGAGCTAGAGCTGTATCTAAAATAAAGGAGCATAATAAAAAAGCTCCTACCTTCGCTAAGATTAAGAAATCGTCTGAAGTTAAGTCAAAAGTACGCAGAGAAGCAGAGCGCGCACAACTTACTCGCGGCGGTATAGTAGTTAACTCACGAGAAGCTAGGGAAAGAGCAAAGCTTTTCGATACCCGTGATAATAACTAGAGGGGTATGTCATAGCATAGGCTTCTTGATGATGTACCTGCTATACCACCTGAGTAGTTAGCCTTCTTAGCTTTAACGCCTCGCTCGTCAAGACCTGCCTGTATCATGCTGCTATTAATACCACGCTGCCTACACCAGTTGTCCAACTCTGCCCTACATACACGAAGCTCACTACTCTCTTTGTTTATTGAGCCTACTATTTTGCTACGCACATTTTCATCGTTAACCATACCCCAACTTGTGTTGCGCTTGGATATAGCGTCAACAACTACTAGCGCATCACGGTTCTCTCTAAGGAATCTTTCCATAGTACCCTCAAATGTCATAACTCCGAGGGTAATCTGCTTAGTTCGAGCTACTTGTACCGCGTAAGTGCTGATTAAAAAATCTCTCAGCTTAGGTAGGTCTATGCATGTGTAGCCAAGCTTATTAGTAAGCATCCCTGCCATCATAATAGTACTCATAGTGGCAAGCCAGAAGCGTTCTGGTCCTTCCCTATACTTTATAGCCTTAGCCATACCTGACTGAACCTTACTATAGGTCTTGGCTAATGAGTCTTTGTTAGCTACTAGATACTCAGCGTAGCTAATACCTATAACGCCGTAGTTAGTTCTAAGTACGCTGTCATCTATGGGTGGTACGTCACCTAATGGTGGTACGTCTACCTCAAACAAGCGGTAAGATGTCGCATTGGTGTTGTCATAGTTAGACATGCGGTCCGCCACACCTTGGTTAGATGATATAGTAATCATAGTACGCCACTCTGCGGATACTTTAAGGTTACCATCAGTAGTAGACCTACCTTTATCACGCCCTGCGGTGAAGCCATAAACCATATCGACCTGTGCTTTAGGGTCCTTGTCGAACCTTAAGTCATCTAAATACCCCGGTATAGAGCCTACAGCGGCTAGCCTAGAGGACATAGAAGTGGTCGTATCCTTAGTAGAACCCATACCCACAGTAGTTTTACCCCAAACAGCCTGACCCATACGCATTGATGTGGTCTTCCCACTACCACCTTCAGGTGAGTTGAGGGACATAACAGTAGCATCTACTTCTGTGAACTCAACTAAAGGCGCGGCGAAGCCTGATAGCATACCTATGTCAGCGGTAGGTAGCTTCTCTCTATTTATTTGTTTAGCTAGTTTAATCCAAGCATCGCCTGAACCTACGGCTTTGTAAGTATCTGCTGAGTTAGCATTACCTAGGGAGTATGGTTCGTTACCCTCAGGGGTTATCCGCATCTCAGGTAAGTGGAAGTTTTTACCAGCCCAACCCATAGCGGTTACAGCCTTAGTTTGAGTGGCACGTTTGCTGTTCATTTTAGTTAGGAAACTCATAAAGAACTCACACATAAATTTAGAGTTATAAGAATCTGCGTACTCAATACCCTTACCAATAAGCTGTTGAGCGTGGTCAGCACGTTTACCCATGGCTTTAAGTGGTATAGCAGTGCGCTTGGTAGTGCCGTTACTGTGCTTCCATATAACTACGCACTCCATTTCTTTTTCACCAGTGGCTAGTAACCTTTCTTCTACGTCCATCTTAAGTATGTGAAGCTTGGATACTAAGTCCCACTGATAAGAAACTGAACCGTCTTCTGTCTCAATACGAATCTTACGTGATACGCCATGCTCATTACTGCGCCAACCTTCCGCGTATTCATCATCAGCGGATACACGTATATGTATAGGTGAGTATTGCTTACCCCTGAACTTACAAGACTTGCAAGCCTCTGGCATTAGTGTGGAAAACATTTCGCAGCTAGCTGGACCTAAGCCTTTGTTGTTAGCTTTTGCTGTAAGTTTTTCTTGGAACTTAGCATTAGTTTCTTTTTCTTTATAGTCAGCGTGTCCTTCTGATATTTCGTGTATATAGTCAGCACCATCCTCGGCAAAGGAAAGCACTTGCAACTGCAAAGACCATAAGTCTTGGGGCTGTTCAGCTCCACCTGTTCGTAGTGATTCCTTAAACACCTCACAGTTTTTAAGTGGGGCTTCAGCTAAGTACTTTTGCTCAACTGTAGTAAGTGTGGGCTTACCAAGGTGTATGTCCTTAACAGTACCAGCTAGCATCTCTACTGCGCTGGTATCATTAAATATATTGAGAGCATCAGCCATATCCTCAACAGGTATGTCGCTGCTCTGCGAGCCTAGCACTCTTACATCTTTCGGTTTGCTAGGGTCTTTATAGTTAACTGAGTTAGGTACTCGTAGTATTCTTGCGCTGTCCGCTGTTACTGCTGGGTCTATTCTTAAACCACTGTCTAGGCATAAAGACTTTAGCGCATCAGCCATGGGTTGCCATTTTTCTATTGGTATGTCTTCATCAAGTACCCAGTAAGCGTGTATCCCATTACCACTATCTACGGTAATTGTCGGTGGTATAAACTTTGTGCTACTTAGAAAGTTCTTAAAGGCTCTAACTGCTGATTTCTTATTGGGGTATTCTTTTGATTCACCGCAGTCTATGTCTACATATAGGCTACACTTATACTGCGTGTGGTTCTTTTTTCTTTCTGTATCATAAGTACCAGTAGCAAAGTACACATTACTCTGTCCCTTGATAGCATGTGTCACGTACCCTAACAGTGCATCTATTGAGTCTAGTTGTTTGCTTTGCGCAAATCCTTTGCTGCTACCTACCGCACCGAAATAGCCAGTTCCTTTGGCGGGCAGTACCCGCTGGAGGAAATTCCTTGTCTCCATATTACTCTCCTTAAAAAGGTAGGTAAGAGGCTACCCTGAACGTATAGCCACCTACCTACAAACAACCAACTACCTAATCATCCATGCCGCCGAACAGTTCGTCAAGCTCACCATCCAGTTCGTCATCGGTAGTCTCTACGGCAATGGTCTCTGGCGCTTGCTCAACTTCTTCTGCGTCAGGTTGCGCTTTTATTTTGCGCGCCGCTTTCTTTTTAGCTGTCTTCTTTTTCTTCTTAAGAGCCTTGGATTCCTCAGTCTCAGCATCTTCCGAGGGTTCTTCCGCCGTTGTTTCGAAGTCAGTATCTACAGACTTCTTAACAGGTGGCTTAGGCTTAGGCTTATGCGCCATACCAGATACTTTGTCTGCTGTAGCTTTAGTTACTTCCCTCTCGTCAACTAACATGCTGTCTATGTTCCCAGCAGAAAAGTGTTCTACAAGTTCAGATGCTTCACTCTGGTTCAGTGGACGAACAGCTTTAAACATTAGCTTAGGGTAGGCTACATCAGGGTCAAACGACAGTCGGGTTACTACTGTGTTATATGGGAAGCCCTTAGCCTTCATAGCTTTACCATATGTACCTAGGTCACCAAGTGACATAACAGGTATACGTAGCAGCATTGGACCACCATACTGCTCATTAGTAATATCATTGGCTGGTACTACTACAACTCTGCGTGAGTCACTACATGCTTTAGTCTCACGACCATCAGCGGTCATCTTACTGCCAAACTTACCCTTAGGGCATATCCCACACAGTTCAGACTGCGGGCGCGGTGAACGACTAGAAGGTTTCTGACCATCAAGACTATAACAATCCGGCTCACCAGCAGTACCTTCAGTGTAGTCACCTTCATAGAATGTTTTTGCTACAAACTCACTGGCTTTAGCAATGACTACTTCAATACCCATCTTGGGTAGTCCTTCCTCGTCTACTACTACAGTCTCCTCGCCGCCGCACTTAATGCGAAACTTGCTCCCCTTGATGGACATAGTACTAAAGCCACCACTAAGACCAGAGCTAAGAGCATCATTGTCTTCTATACCAAATGCATCCTGTAATAGTGCAGGAACACTATCATTAAATTTTACTACATCACCCATTAGGATTTCCTCCGAAAGCGAACAACGTCCGCAGATTTAAACTCGACACCCGCTGGTATCTCACCTGAGTTCGTCATAAAGTCACGAACAACTACCTTACTTGCTTTGATTTCCATTAGCTCAAACTGATTAGTATCCTTACAAAAGCTAAGGAAAGCATCCTTATCAACTACCTTACACGTATCAGCGTTACTAAAGAAAACACTACCTACGCTGCTGCGGGATTCTTCTAACCCCATCTTGTTAAGTTCACGACTAGTCCACTTCTCAATAAGCTTCATACCCTCATTGATTGTGGCAAGTTCATCCTTGTGCTTCCTTTGTATCGCTTCTTTCTCATCACGTAACGATATGTACTTTTGTATGGCTTGCTCCAATGTAGCCATTATGTTGTCTCCTTAAACATGTCTAACAAAATTCCCTGACACTTCTGCTTGCTCTTAAGTCTCTTGTAAATCTTCTCCTCAACTTTAGAGCCTACGATGTGCAGGATGTGCGTGTGCTTATCCTGTCCTGCTCTAGTGATACGCCCACATGCTTGCTCATATATTTCCGTTGACCATATCGGCGCGAACCAAATGACAGTATCTGCCTTGGTCAACGTAATACCATGAGCCATACACCCCGGATGTGCTACTAGTACCCTAGGATGTTTGCTTTGTTGGAACGCTAAGAAAATCTTATCACGTTCCTTCTTCGGTGTGTCTCCGCTGATACTCTCAACAGAGAAATACTTATCTAAAATAGTACTAATCATTGTAACAGAAAACTTAAACGGAGTGAAGACAATAACTTTTTCTTCTGACTCTCTTATCAACTCTATAAGTAACTTGAATCTTGGGTTACTCTTAATGACCTTACGTACACCGTCAGTACCATATATAAAACCTGATGCTATCTGTAGTAGCTTAGATATTTTAACCCCCTCGTTAGCTGCGGTTATCTTTTTTTGTCGCACCTCAACAGAGTAGTTATTAAACATGTCCTTGTAAGCTTTTATCTGCTCAGTTGTCATAGCTATATCACGATAGCCGTATGTTGTGGGGGGCATATCGAAACTGTCATCACGGGTAAATCTAACGGCGGGCTGCATAGCTTCGTGTACTACCTCATTAGCCTCAGGTCTGGCTATCCACCTGAACGTACTAACTTGCCGCATTACTTTATTCTTAAAGGTACGTCCGCTATATGAAACCCTATCTGGTGTGAGCAACCTAACCTGTCCCCAAGCATCAGTAGGTTCGTTGGGTGTTGGCGCACCAGTCATACCCCAAGCGTACTTAGCAGCGGCTACCAGTGGTCTTAGTATCTTCCATCGCTTTGTGCTGGCATTGCGGTATACAGCAAGCTCGTCAATTATAATTACGTCAAAGTCCATAGCTAACAGCTCGTCTTTTATAACAGCTATACCATCATGGTTTATAACGTATATATCCGCTGGTACTTCTAACAACTTAGCTCTCTTAGCTTTAGTACCAAACAGGGCTATGCACTCTAGGTGTGGAAACCTTGCGAATACTTCACGTTCCCATACTGATGTAAGTGTACTGAGAGGTGCAACTACTAAGCACTTTTTTGCTACGCCCTGCTGCCTAAGAAAATCAAAAGCAAACAAGGCGGCGCATGTCTTACCAGTACCAATACTGTTAAGTACGTACCCTCGCTTACTGCTAACTAACATAGCCGCTGTACTTTTCTGCGTATCGAATGGTGTCACACCTGACCAGTCGTAGTAGCTTAGTATAGGTGAAGGTACTTCATAGCCTATATTATTTAGCAGCTTTGTCTCCTCTATCCTATGGGGTATTGATAACCATGGTGAGTCGCGCCATGTTATTTCTTTAGCCGTAGGTATAAGCGCGGCTACCTTATTAGAGGGTGGTACTATTAGCTGCTTATGCTTAACACTAATTAATAGATTCTTCTGCTCCAATTTCTATACTCCTTAACATCATAATCTTAATGAGGAATGTTTCTAGTTCCTCGTAGTTTCCATCACATAAAAAGCCGTGTCCTCCAGCAGCTTCTATGTTCTCCATTGTTAACTTCTGTCTTGCGGTCGCCTTTTTTCCCGGAGCTTTTGCTTCTATGCCTACAAAGATTCCTTTCACGCACACCAAGTAATCTAATGACGGTGCGCCCATACCATTACTTACTGGCATGTACCAGTAAGCTGAATACTTACTAAGTACCTTTTTTATATTCTTTTTTACTTCTCCTTCAGGTGTCATACCTCTTACATCCTTATCGGCTGTATACTTAAAGCTACGCATAAGTTTACTGTTAATACCATTACTATATTCCATTAAGCGGGCAGTCTTTTACTTCGCAGTTTCTTTTACACAAGAAGTTCTGCCTCTTAGGGAAGGTGTCTGTTCGGTGCGCTTTGTTGTACGCCTCTATCCTAGGCATGAGCATGTTCCATACCTCTACAGTATCTTCCCTAGTAATTACTTCGCTTGTTATTTTCTTATCCTTAATCCACCAGTACATCAGCTTGATGCGCTCTAGTTCTGGACGGAATAGAAACAATATGCAAGCGGATACCTGTAGCTGTGTGAAGTCATCTGACATACGCCCTGTCTTATAGTCTACTAGTACTGCGTCCTTACCCTTAATGGCTAAGTAATCTACGATAGCCCTAAACCATACATCATCATCAAACCAACCAGTCGGTCCCATGTCTGTTGTTATAGCTAGCTGTTGCTCGGTTAGTATCTCGTCCGGTTTAGTTTTAGGCTTCGCAAACTTTGCGGCGTACTGTTCTAGGTGGGTCATATGCATGGGTAGCTTAGTTCCTTTCTTAACCCTAAGCTCTAATGCTTTGTGTACTTCTTTACCGTAGTCAGCAGCACCACCAAAAACTGGCGTAACATCTTTGGCTACGCTGTTATGGTAAAACTTTTTTGGGCATAGCTCATACGCATTAAGGCGACTAAAGCTTACTGCTGGTGTCTTCATACTAACTCCGGTTATATAAATAAATGCCGACTGCTGATAAACCATGTCGGCGTATGGCTAAGGACTACCCCACCCTAAATAAAGTCATACCGTGGTGGGGGACGTAACCAGCTTACGCCTATGATACGATATGACAAGGAGAGACTATTTACATTCAGCGTAGTTTTTACCTACGTTAATTTCACAATCTAGTGGTACGTTTTTCATCCATGGTGGTCTGCGTTTAAACACAGCTTCAACACCTTTCTTTAATTTATCTACGTCAGCATCAGGTACTACGAACACGAGTTCATCATGTACACTAAGCGCGGCTAGCTGATTAAACTCAGCTAGCTTAAGCTCCGCCCTAGTCATTATAACTCTCGCTAACGCCTGTACTATATTCTCTACTAGCTTCGCGCCATAAAGTTTGTGCGGCACACTGCCAGTGTAGTAAGTGTAGTCGCCCGTAGCTGGGTCTTTGTTTAAGTTGTTATATACTATGGGCATACCATTAGGTAGCCACACAGTACCATTAGCGTCAGTAGTGCATGGACCAAACTTAACTGGAGTGCCTTCAGCCATCATCTTTACTACATGGTCAGCGGTAGACCATAGCTTTTTAATTTTCCAGTAAGACTTTCTGTACATCTGAACTGTATCATTACAAAATTCTTGGGTAACATCCTTACCCTTAGACTGTAGGTCTTCCCATAGTCTTGTGGGTCCCATACCAAACCCAAGTCCTAGTATACATGTCTTACCTATAAACCTTTCTTCTGGGTGGTCGTTCTTGTTGATGGCATAGCCGTAAAGCTTTTCAGCAAATATGGAATAAACATCTAGCCCATTCTCAAACTCACTCACAAGGTCTAGTTGTTCAGCCATAGCCGCAGTAATTCTAGCCTCAATCTGGGAATAGTCAGCGGCTAGAACGCTATGCCCTTCCGGTGCTGCTAGCCCTTCCCTGAGTACCGAACCCCGCTTAAGGTTCTGCAAGTTTGTTTTATCTGTACCACTGAAGCGCCCTGTGTGTGCGCCCCAGTACATAAGTGCTGCTGGGAAGTACCCACCAGTAAGGTTACTTATGTTCTGAAACCTCTCAAGTCTAGTACCTAGTTGCGTAGACTTAACAGCCAAACGTGCCTTGCATAAAGTCTTAACCGCAGCGCCGCTGGTGTTCATTATACGTTGAAACTCTAGGTCATCCTTGGCAAAGGCATACGTTTCCTTACCAGTCCGAGGGCTTATCTTTTTGGGTGGCTCTATACCTAGGTCACGAAGAACTTTAGCGAACTGTGGGGCTGAGGATAGCTTAGTCTTAGCTACACCAGATGCCTCTATTATTAACTCACGGTCAATAATATGCTGGTCGTATGCGTCTTTAAACTTATCCGAGTCGCCTATTAGTTGAGGCTCTGAGAACTTTCTTATAGTTAAGTGAAGCCCTTCGCGTTCATCTGTAGGCATACCGTATTCGGTAACGTACTTGTTGTATAGCTTATTAGTTAGGTCTACATCCTGCCTACAGTACACCATGTACTTGTCCATATGTTCTTCATCAAAGTCTGTGCGGCGCAAACCTATGGCGGCTTTTACCTCAGCACCTTTAACACCAATATCGAAATGCTTAGTAGTGTTATCCAATGACATGCTATTGGTATATGGTACTACATATGGGCGGGAAGCCATCATCGTACAGAACATACGGTGTGGGTGTATATCAAATACCCAAGCTAGGATAGCTGCTTCAAAGTGCGCATTGTGCGCTACCATTAAGCCATTATCCCAATCAAACTGTTCCAGCCATACCTTTGTCGCATCCCTTGAACCAGTAAATGACTCAGCAGGAGCATCATTAACGGCAACGGCAACGCCGATTACCTGAAACAGCGGGTTTAATATATACTCAGGGTATGAGAGTTTACGTAAACCATATTGGCTATCATAATATGTTTCAAAGTCTATTGTGTATCTATCCATGTCGTCCTCACTATGTGGATATTGGGAGTATACAGAGTGTATATAAATTTGCAATCTTTTTTAGGTGAATTATGTCTATAAGTAAGCCAGTAGCTAGTTCAGTAGCTAGTAAAGTATCCATTGGTGTTAAAGGTGATAGTTCCAGAACAGCCTACTATCCTGAACATGCGCTACCTTGGGGTGCAGAAAATGTATTTAGGAATGCTACTCCGTTCAGTGCAGGTTTAGAAACTACCTCCGAAGCAGGATTGTTTTCTGGTTACTTCCGTATAGACAACGGTAGTCGTGACACTACGAAGTATATATTCCGGCAGACTAACAGCGCGGACGGTAGTGGTAGCACAGGGTTCACATTCCAAACGAACGGTACTACTTCACTGCGTATGTATTTCCGTAACTACTCAGCACGTATCGACTACAACACACCTCTAGCTAACAATGATACTTGGTTTCACGTACTGTTCTTACATGACTCTGTTAACGATAGAGTTAAGCTATACGTAGATGGAGTTATGGTAGAGGATGAAACCGCTAGTGGTGCAGGGCAAGCTGTCAATGCATACGTAGTTAAGAACTACATGAACATTATGGGTGGTGGTACAAGCGAGGATGCCTTTGATAGTGAAGCCTTGGAGTTTAAGCAAGTAGCTCTGTTCGGCTGCACCGCCGTAGATATACAGGACTTTTGGGATGCGGACTCAGCTATTGAGACTGCTGCTGTTGACTACTTTTATAATGGAAACCCAGTAGCTAACCCTAATACTTTCCCTACTAACGGTGCATGGGGTGACGTAATACCTCAGCTATATATAGGTGAGGCTAGTACAACAATAGTTAACTACGGTATTGGCTTTGAAGGATTGTTCAAGGGTGAGCTTGAGGCATCTGGGGCATGGTCAGGTAGTGCTTTAGACCCTGCCCGAAGTCATCCATATGATATTGCCTATAAGCCCATGGCTTTAGTAGATTCCTGTTACTTCTCATCAGGTACATGGGATACGCATGAGCTTAACGCATCGGGAAGTACTGTGTTTGAACCTCCAGTAGGATGGGCGCGGCTACATGGTGCTAACTCTAGCATGGGTTTCTTTAACACAGCCTCAAGTACACAAGAAGGTATTAAGAACACAAGCATAGACATAGCTGGTGACATACCAATCCATATTAAGATACGTACCAATAACTACCATGCTAGTGACAACTTTGAGATAAGACTCTACAACGTGGACAACGTAGCAAACTACTGCAAGTTTCAGTTCAGTCAGGTTGATGGTGTAAATGCGGGCGTGCAAACCCTAGTAGTACTACCTTCGTTAGCTGCTGTTGCAACTACCAATGGTGGTACGCTTGCTGGTGGTAGTGGTATGGTTGACTCGTCTAGTGAGATAGCACAGGTAGGTACAGGATTTGACCCAGCTAGCAACATAACCCGCATAGACTTTTTAGTAGACGGGTTCACTGGCTATCAATCTTCTACAGGTACTCCTGCTGACCCTAAGGCACAGATACTAGAAGTAGCTCAGGGCTACAACCACACACCTGTTATGTTTATTACTCAGGATGATGGGCGTAGTAACCTAGTTACTGAAACTTACAACGGTGATAACTTTATAGATTACCTAACAGCCAATAACCTAATAGGCGGGGTTAACCTAATTGGTGATGAAGTAGAGCAACGATTCTCAGACGCACAGTACGGAGAAGTATTCCCAATACAAGAGATAGCCCGGCATACTGCGTACAGCCTAACTACCAAGTGCCAATTCTCTTATGATGTTTCTGTAGATACTACTGCTTGGAACTTTGGTGAGGATTTCCACAGCGCCGATGGGCTAAGACGTATGCAGCATGTAGGATTTACTACTGACTCTAATGGCGTAGTTACCCAGTGTCTGTTCTATTTAGATAGTGGCTACGCAGACTTTGTTGAGGGTGACGTAGTAACAGGTCAGACTACAGGGTGTGTTATTACTATTAACTCAGCAAAACAAACTACTACGCAAGCACAGTACGAGCAGGAGTTAGCGCGGCAGAAGACTCTAATAGAACAGCACTCGTCAGAAATAGGTGTTGCTATAGCAAGGGACTCTCTACAAGAATTTGTATATGCTGAGGGTGGTTACAGGAATAACGCACAGGTTGCCAATGCTATCCGCAATGCGCTGACCAGTGTAGGTGTTGTCTCCGGTCGTAGTACAGTAGGTATCGGTACACAGATTGTACCTGCCTCAGACGTAGCAGTGTACGACACAGGGTTAGGTGCTGAACACTACGCACTACCCGCAGTAGGCGTAGAAAGCCCAACGCGCTTCGATTCTTACACTGATATAGTTGATGGCTACTTAGAAGAAGTAGCGCGGCATGGTGGGATGCACTGGCTCTACTACCATAGTGTAGGTGCAGTGGGTACTACTCGTGGTAGCCCAAGTACTAACATACCTATAGATGAACTGTTTGCCATAGCTGATAAGATGGCAGACATGCAGCAGAAGTCTTGCGCAAAGTCTATGCGTATATCCCAGTACCACGAGCATATAAACACTAAGATTCCAGAGGCTAGTACGTTATTCAGAGAGGACTTTTAGGGATTAACTTTTTCTCTACTAGCTTCATCAAGTTTCTTGCGGTTAACAGACCCAATGGGAAGGTGGAAGTCCTTATCTTCTCTATCCTTAGCCGCATCGGAAGCCTTAAGCAACATCCCTGTACCTAGGTACTGGTTTAGTTTCTCTAGGGTGGCTGATGACTCCGTGCGGCTATCAAGGTATGGCTTAAGTTTTGCTGGCATTCTAGGCTTGCGCTTGTATTCCCTAGCCCTACCTACAACGCCAGCGGGTAGAATAGAGAACAGGTCGGGTATAAGTACTCGCATCTGTCCGACTGAGCTTATGTTGTCGCGAATAATACCAGTAAGGTGACCAAGTTCACGAACAAGACTCAGACAATCGCGCAGACTCTCGGCATACTGGAGTAACTCGGTATGCATTGGGTGGTAATCATATATAATAGTTAGTCCATCTCCAGTTCGACTAAAATCTGGTAGGCTATTGGTGCTAGTGTAACTTAGCTGAATAAAATTTCTTTTCTGTGACTCCCAATTATCCCTAGCTATGTATACATCATGCCAATGAGCGGTTTCTATAATACCCTTGTACCCTGTATGTTTAGCGGTAGCTAGTAAAAGCTTTTGCTTTTCGGTAAGTAACTCCGCCCACCAGCGATTGCCTTCAGCCTTCATAGTAGCTTTGTAGGGGTTTAAGTTATGCTTGATTGTGTCGTCCAGCAGTTGTTCAATCCTTCCGCGCTCATGCTCTTTTAATCTATATGCTGTACTCATTTCTTTTCTCCTTTATTAAAACCTTCATTTAAAAAACCCTTGCGCCAGCTTTCTATTCGTGCTTCAGACAGTCCCTCTCTTTTTAGTTGGCGCTTACGCTTAATCATAAACTCTTTAGTCTTCCGTTTTAATTTCATAACTATCCTCCTTTCATGCTTGCACTATTCAGTCTTGATACTGCTTCGTATATAGCTTCATATGGTAGTGACTCTGGGTCAAACCTTTCAGCTACTTTAACAAGTTCACTTACTAAGTCTCTGTCTGATAGCCTTTCTATTCTGTTACTTAGATTACTCATGGTCGTCTCCTATATTGTTGGTTCATCCGGTGTTACTCTACTTATGCTGCCTATCTCTCTACAAGTAGTCGGTGCTGTGGTATCACCCAATGGTTGAAGGTGCAGCACATACTTCTCATGTACAGGTGCGCGGTCTGCCTTTCTTTCTGTTACGTGCATCACCTTGTACCAGTCCGTTTGTTTCTGGTGGATAAGGTTTTGCTGCGCAGTTGTACCCGCCTTCCAGTTTGACTTACGCAAGGCGATAGACTCATCACTTAAACGGTCTACACCCACGCACTGCCCTACTATAGTCTTCGCTATCAGTCTCCTATTCATTACGTCCATAGTATTAAACGTCTTATAGTGGTGTACCATGCGGCATCTGTACCAATGATGTAGTGTTACGTCATCACTCTGAAACGCTACTTTATCTGCTTTAGTTAGCATCATCTTCCTCCCATGTTATTACTCTCTGTCACCCATTTAAGTTTGTCCCTTATGTACGCATCGAAAGATGTAACCGTTGTGTATTTACGTATCGCAGCCTCATCCTCTGGCGCTACTAACTGAATACCATAGATGCTGTAAAGGTTAGCCTCATCCATCCATTCTTCTGACTCATCGTACACATATAAATCAAGTGCTTTGCCAGTGATGGCAGGTGATGCGTCCGTTTTATTACTCAGCCAGTACACATACCCAACTGGGTCATGCGTCCGATACCCTATAGCATGTTCCTCGGCATGTTCATAGGTAGGTGCAGTTACAAACACATCTTCAACGTATTCATACCCATTTGTATTTACTTGCACAGAGACACAATACATATGCAGTGCATTCCTATCGTCACTCATCTTCCTTCTCCTTGTACTCAATCAACATATCAATGCAGTGCCTAGCCTTCTTCAAGTCAGCAAGTTCATCATGCTTATCACGCCCGATGTACTTATCTATCTTGCAATGAAGCGCGGCTTTGACACCCGCATACCCATACCGCATATAGGTAGCTTCAACAGGCTCAAGTCCCATATCCTCGTAGTGTGTACCACCTACCTGCTTTCTCCTCAGCCTAGTAGCTGCCTCTATGCTCTTCATCTCGTCATCTATATCCATGACACGTACTCCTTATCAGTAATTAAATATACGTACAGCTACGCACTACAACTATCAGCGTAATCGTAAGCACCATATAAAACATTAGCTTCATGTCTCCTCCGATTAATCCATAGTCATGTGGAAGGTCTGCCCATATGGGCATTCTTTTTTTGTCGTGCTTACTACTATGACAGGGTAGGCAGGGGGCTTATCCCATTGTGTGTACCCATCCGTTAAGATTATAAGTACATCAGGAGTTATGGCTTCCTCATCTAGTACGCGGTATATGTCGGGCAGATAAGTGCCGCCACCACCCTCTGGTTGATACTCCTCAATGTCACACACCTCCTCCATAGTGTGCGGCGGATAGGCTTTAGTATCACACGAACCTACTTGCAGCAGCTCAGGCGTTGCCTCCTGTAGTATGCCCGCTGTCTCAGATAGGAAGTGCTTAAGTTCATCCTCACCTATAGAACCTGACGTATCTATGTACACACATATATGCCCTGTCTGATACCCAGTAGTTCCGGGGAAGTATATGTGTGGGGGCATAGATATTCGTCTGCGGTTAGGGCGTTGCCATGTAGATGAATCCCGCCCTGCCTTAGCACTAATCTCCATCATTAGTTTCTCTGACCACTTAATCTGTGGCTCAAGTAACTCGTCCACCATGCGTTTCATACTAGCTGGCAGTTTACCAACAGCCTTAGCAGCAGTAGCCGCACCAGCGAGCGCACGCTTGACCTTAGCATCATCAGGTGTGGTCGATTCATCACCTTCCTTATGGTCATCGAAGCTATTCTGGTCATCGTTATCCTCGTCCTTTAACTGTACGTACACATCATCAGCTAACATATCACCAGTGAACTTAGGGTGATACAAACCACCTACAGGCAGTGAACCTATCTTGTCTGCATCTAGCGTGTGGTTAATGATGTAGTCAGTAGCACGATTCCACCGCATAGGTGAGAACACCTTCATGTCTGGACCGAAGCCACGCTCGTTGTACAGCCTTAGCCTAGGGCAGTGCTGGAACACAACGTGCAGTACCTCATGCGCCAGTACAAATATGCGCTCCTCTACATCCTTCAGCTCGTTCTTAAAGAACTTAGGGTTAATGAATAACTTCTTACCATCAGTCGCAGCAGTTGGTACTGCGTCCGTCTCCTCTATAGTAAGCAAGTCCATAAGTAACACAGCATAGAATGGCTGTGACGATATGAGGCGTGACATAGCCTCGGTTAACTCATAGCTTTTAGCCATGATAACTCTCCTTTAATTATCAATGGGATTAAAACTTCATGCTCATAACATGAAGTCATCAGGGTTAAAGTCTAACGATGATACTCCTCCGTGTGTCTCCTCTTTCTCTACTCTTTCAGGTACTGGTGCTACGTCCTCTATGTCTACTTGCAAGTGCGCATCACCATCAGGCATTGAACCACCCTCACTCGTGGGTATCTTGCGTTCAATCGCCTGTGACATATCCAGCTCCTGCTCAGTAGGTGTAACATCTAGCACGCTAAGTACATCAGCAGTGTCGTCAACCTCTGGTGAGGGTGTTGGCGCGGCTACAGTAGGTACTATCTCAGAAGGTAAAGCCTCACCCTTAAGCATAGCTATAGCTCGGCTGGCTTTCGTAGCTACCTCAGCACTAAGCGCGGCGTTGCCCTTGAACACAGACACATCAGTATACTTAGATGTTATCTTGTCAATGACATACATAGCGTGACCTTCCAGTGCCTTATCTGTACTAGAACCTATAGCACCTAACAGCCCAGCCTCACGCGCTACGTTACTAAGCATCGTATTAAACATACGAGTCTTACCACCTTCAGCTTCCTTGGTAAGCTGCACTACCATCACATTAAGCTTGGCTATAGTACGCTCTACTGCGTCATTCTTTGCGTTGTCTAGCTGCTTAGTCATACGTGCGGCGTACATACTCTGTAAACCCTCGACTATCTTGGCTGGCATAGCCATGCGTGAGAAGTCAGAGTCCGCTGGTACTGGTGACATACTCATGGTCACATCAAAGTATCGCTTGAACTCGTCAGGTGTAGGGTACTCTGCCAATGGCGGAGCCATGCTACCCATCCTAGAACGTGCGTCTGCGATAATCTGGGGTAACTCATTCGCTACCTCATCACGCAGTAACTTCGCTGCATCCTTACGCTTCTGAAACTCCCGAAGGAAGTTAAGGCTATCAGTTGTAGGTAACAGCCTGTCCCCTTGCGCACCACCAGCAGTATCACTTACCCATGGTAGGGTGTACATATACAGAAAGTTACGCATAGTATTGTAGGAAGATGCAACAGCCTTAATGCGCTTGTTATTATCTCCGAACATATTACGTACATACTTACCAGTAGATGCACCCGCACCCTTAGCCTGATGCACCTCGTCAGATATGGTGCGGTCAACCCGCTGTCCACCATAGGTACGCACGCTTACATTAGCCAGCATATAGTTGGCGGTTACTAGAGTGCTTACTTCACTTAAGTTTTCATTACTCATGTCGTTCTCCTTAGTTACCCCCTACCCGAAAAGGTAGGGGGGTGTTGCTTCCTAGCGTAGAGTCGCGGCTACTAACGCTCTGTTCTTAGCTATCCAATCCCCTAGGGCAGGGGCATTAAGTAGTGTGCCATTGGTCTTGTTGATAAACGCTACTGCTGCGGATGTTTGAATCTCCTTAGGCAGTCGCTCAACGTAGTCCCAGAGCTGACTAACATTATCGGCATCAACATGATGCACACAGTTCTGCATCACCATATACACAGCATCTAACCTACCATCAGAGGGTAACTTAGCTTGCTTAGGGCTAGCTATAATCTCCTCAATCGTAGGTAGCTCGTCCTTAACAGACAGGAACGAGAACATATTAGCTGCCGCACCCTCACCTATGTATCCAGCAATAGTTTCCTGCGGGATTACACCAGTCTGGATGTTGTTAATGTCACCACCACTGGCTGCTGTCAACCAGTTCCATGCAAAGGTGTAAGACCTAGGCGTGCAGAAAGGTCGTGCCTCTTTAGGTACTTCAACAGCAAACGCGCCAGCCTGTTGCTTGGCGAACGCCACACCATAGGGATGCATACCAGTACGTTCCCAGTATGAAGTGTAGTCCTCCATGTTGAAGTCCAATTCGACTATGCACTCACGGTTAATGCTGTGCATCATGGGCTTGCCCGCACCAGACTTATCAGCCTGTCTGTTAGACAATGCTACTACCCACCAACCCTCAGGTAACTTGTAGTCTCCGAACCTACGCTCAAGCGTCACCATGTTAGCTGCCTTATTGGTAAGGTTATCCGCTGCGTTCTTCTCCTCAAGAACGATGATGCCACGGGGATGCGCATCCAGATATTGCTTAGTAGGCATGAGTCCTGACCGTGTGAAGATAGATGTGGCGTTACCTTCTGCGTCCTTGGTAGGGATACAGAACCCACGGAAATCCACAGCATCAATGGACGGCATATCTATAATGACAACACCGAAGTCCTCACCGTAGTGCTTACTCAGTACCTCAGGAAACACATTACGTGCAACGTCAGACTTACCTCCCCCCGGCGGACCCATTATGTGCAGGGTTTGTCGGGTTTCATATGAAGGTATGATGAACTCCTTGTTTTCCAAGTGTGATATTTTCATAGTACTTTCCTTATGGTGCGTTGATAAAGGACAGTAAGCTGCACCACTGCTAACTGTCCTGCTTGTTAACTAAAGTAAGACGGTAGGTTATTCCTCTGCCGCCCAATCCAACTCGTACTTAAGGTATGAGATGTACTCACCCAGTATGCGCGCCTCATCCTTAGTGCATACACCCCTTTGAATCTTGGCTATCACTACCCTCTCGTCATACCCCTTGAACGTAGACCTTAGTGCTTCCTTCATGGTCAGGGGTCTGCTTGGTGTAGGTACTAGCTTGAATTCATCCGGCAGAGGGTAAGTCATGTTAGGCGCGGCGTTAGAAGATTCCTCTAATGCCCTAACCCGCTTAGACATTACAGCCATCTGTCTATACAGCAGGTTTATAGAGGCACTGTAATTTTCTTTATGATTACTCATCGGTCTTGCTCCTCTCTCAGTAGTTCATAGTTCTTAGATAGATACGTCCTCATGTTTGTAAGTGCGTTGGTAGCATGATGGACAGCCTTGTATAACATACGCACCTCATGGTTACTCTTTACCTGAGCTTCATTCGTTGCGCGGCTAAGTTTCGATAAGCGTTTGTTGATGCTTTGGTATTGCTTGATAGCGTGCCTTACATCTACGCATAGCGATTCAAACTCTGCCCTAGTCACAGGGGCAGAGCTATTCACAGATTTCTTTACCATGTTTTAGTCCTTGTTGCTGAATACATTATGAGTATAACGTATTGACGTTGTTAGTTAAACCAGTGTCCCGCCTAAGGGACAGTAACCCCACCGGGAAATGTTCATAAGGTACATAGTATGTACCCAATAACACTAGGTGGTAGGTATCTTACTTCTAAGTGCATCACAGTACGCCGCCATAGCATGAGCGTACCACTTGAAGTCAGGATGCCTAGCTACTGCGTTGATAGCGTGTGACGCAGCATCTCCCGCTTCCTTGTAGTAGCCACCATACTCAAGCTGAACGACATAGCGATTTATAATGTCAGCTTCTTCCTCGTAAACCTCTGAGAGTATGAGGTTGTTGTGCGCGGCTAAGTACTCAGTCTTTAAGTAAGCATCATCCTCACCAAGCTGGGCAACCATCTTGAGTATCTTATCCACTTCAGCTTCCTCCCCTGAGCCAGTGCCTAGTATCCGCACTGTGTCATCAGTTATGTGCGTAGTGTAGTCCAGCTTACCCTCTGGATTGACTACCGCAATTTCATAGAAACCGTCCCACCCATCAAGCTTAATGACAGACGCAGCCCATCCATTGCTAAAGACAAACCAAGCGTAGTCATGCTGAGGCATTCCCCGATGCTCTGAAAACACCACATCCCTGACGCTGATGCTACATCCATGCCCAATGACATAGTGAAGAACACCTTGGAGTTCGTACACCTTAGTTATGCCACTCATTTGTATACTCCCGCGACATCAAAGCTATACCGCACACCATTCATGCATTCAGCACCCAGCACATCACCTTGACTGGCGATGAACACCATCAGCCCACCATCATAGTCCTCACATACCTGATGCGCACGCTCTATGTCCTCAGG